CCCATCGCGGCGATGAACAACATCTCGCAGGGCGCGGCCGCCTTCGGCGCGCTTTTCTGCACCAAAGACGCCAAACTGAAAGGCGTCGCCTCCGCCTCCAGCATCTCCGCCGTGCTCGGCATCACCGAACCGGCGATGTTCGGCGTCAATCTGCGTCTGCGCTACCCCTTCTACGCCGCCCTCATCGGCACCGCCAGCGCCAGCGCCTACATCACCCTCTACAAAACCAAAGCCGTCGCCCTCGGCGCCGCCGGTATCCCTGGCATCATCTCCATCGGCGCGCAATACCTGACGCCGTACATCGTCGGGATGGTGATCGCCTTTGCCGTTACCTTCAGCCTGACCCTCGCCTTCGCGCGCAGCCGCTACAACCCGGAACGCCTCGCGCCGGTAGCACCTGCCCCGGTTGCGCCCGCCACGCCTGCGGAAAAACCCGCGCCCGCGCCGGATGCCGACCCCATTCCCGCCGAATGGCAAATGCCGCTGCAAGGCCGCGTTCTCGCCGCGGAAGACATCCCCGACCCCGCCTTTGCCGCGAACGCCCTCGGCGCGAGCTTCGCCATTGACCCAACCGGCGGCGACGGCATCGTCCGCGCCCCGGCAAATGGCAGCGTTGCCACCATCTTCCCCACCCGACACGCGATAGGACTGGAAACCGACAACGGCCTGGAAATCCTCATCCATATCGGCATCGACACCGTCAAACTGAGCGGCGAAGGCTTCACCGTGCTGGTCAAAGAAGGCGAGCGGGTAACGGCAGGGCAGGAACTGGTGAAAGTCGATCTCGCCGCCATCGCCGATAAAGTGCCGAGCCTCGTTACGCCCGTCATCTTCACCGCCTACGACGAAGGACAGACGGTAGAAATTGAAAACGGTAGGCCGAAAATTGTGCATTAAGACTGCCGCTCAATATCTATAGAAAAGTCCGCATCGCGGGCTTTTCTTTTTCATACATTCAGCAGCCAAAACAAATAAAAACTCACGGCCATTTCCTGTTAATTAAGCGTAAAAATGACCGTAAAAAACGACAAAAAAACCGCATAAAAAACGATAACAACAAAACCCCAAGCAGCCCCACAACCGCGCCCCCTGACAGCGAATTAACCCTCATTGAAAAACCAGGCGTTTTTGCAACCCTGTTACGGGAAGAACAGCGCGCCCGTGCTAGAATGACATTCTCCTGTTCAGAAATGGCGGGGAATGTCCAGATGAAATAGCGATGCCATATCTGGCAAAAAACCATGCAAAATAAGATTAAAAAATCCCATTGCATTTTGAACCCCACAAACATCCATGAACAGAAAAATCACCCTAAAACACCATTTGCAAGAGGAGTATTTATGCACGACAAACACATCCGTATTCTGGCCATAGTTGCCACCATTGCCGCAATCTGTATGTACACATCCTATATTTTCCAGATTCAGGAGAATCTCGCCGGACATAAAGCCAGCCCCATCCAGCCGCTTTGCGCCGCGATTAACTGCACGCTGTGGGTGGTTTACGGACTGTTCAAAACGCCGCGCGATTTGCCCGTCGCCATCGCCAACGCGCCCGGCATCGTCCTCGGCATCATCACCTGCATCACCAGTTTTTAAGCCGCCACAAGACACGCGCAAGGCTTAAAAGAAAACCGACGGCTCTTGCGGCGCGCGCGGTTATCATCAAGCACTTGCCGACATTGTCCTACTATACTGACGCCAAATCCGCTACTGACTTTTCTTGGGAGAATCGTACTCCGTCTGATGTAAGCAGTGGCGGATTTTCTTTTCCCCTGCCAGCGCAATATTAACCCTGTCTTAGTTATGGATTTTCCAGAAAATTTCGCCGTGCGTTCGCGAAATAAGGCTATAATTGTTAAAAATTTTCACCTTTTTACGTCACAAGGAATCATTATGAAAAATCTGGAAAATTTTCTTAAATCCATCCGCAGCGACGCCATTTACGACAAACAGGAGCTGTTCAGCGGCATTGGCAAACTGCTGAAATCCAACGCGGCGCTGATTACCGTACTGTCGCTCATCAACAAATGTCCGCGCAGCCGCATCATCGCCTATACCGCCGAGAGCCTGCCGCCGAAGACTTATGCCGAACTGGTCGAGCAGGCAAAAGTCGCCATCAGCCACAGCTCGCCCATCCAGCAGTCTATCCATCGTGATGTTTACATTGCAGAAAAAGGCGATGTGGACTGGCTGATGATTATTCAGGAAGGCGAAGGCGATGACGCCAATTTCTTGGTGTTTTATTGAAAATTCTGGTGCAAACGCCTCGTTTGTTCCAAATTTCCATATTGCTCACCCCCTCCCCCCCCCCCCCCCCCGCCCCCCCCCTCCCCCGCGGGGGGGGAGAGAAACCCGTCCTGCGGGGCTTTTTCTTTGCCGGAGCGCTTATTGCAGGCGGTCGGCAATGGCGGGAATTTGCGCGATGGCGTCCAGTTGTGCCTTGGCGCCATTGAGGTCGCCCGCATTGACCGCTTCGCGCAGGGCGGCGATGTCTTCGCGGAACTGCGCCCGTTGTGCTTTCAGCCCCTTGCGCGACAGCACGCGTTCTCCGGCGGCTTTGAAGCGGCGCAATGGCGCGTCCATCGCTTCCGGCGTATCTGCCGCCTGTAAGGCGGCGAAGCTGTCCTGCAGCTGTGAAGCACGCGCGCCGCTGTCTGCCGGAGCGGGAGCTGCCCGCCCGCCGCGCTTGCTGGTGTCCTGCCATTCCTGCACGTTGGCCACCGGCTGCGAGGTTTCGGTGCTGGTTTGCCCGTTGACAGTACGCTCGGTGATGACGGTAGTCGTGGTCGTTACCTTGGACGGCGGTTGCGGCTGGGCGCGATCGACGGCGTTGCCGTCTGCCAGCGCGGGCGTGCCGAGAATCATCAGTGTCAAAACAAGTGATTTTTTCATGGTTCACCTCATTTAGTGTGCGCCTGAGGAAATTCAGACGCGGCAACCTTAGCACGCCTTCGTGAACGTCAGCTTAACGCCACATTACTCATTATAATGACCGCATGAAACACATCCTGCTCATCGAAGACGACCCCGCCATCGCCGACCCGCTCAGCTACGCCCTTGCGCGCGAACAGTGGCAAGTGGTGTGGCACGACACCGGTATCGCCGCGCTCGCCGCCCTGCAGGCACAACGCTTTGATTGCATCGTGCTGGACGTCGGCCTGCCCGATACCGACGGCTTTGAACTCTGCCGCCGCATCCGCCAGCAATGGACGACGCCGCTCATTTTCCTGAGCGCGCGCAACGAGGAAATCGACCGCATCGTCGGCCTTGAACTGGGCGCGGACGATTACTGCGGCAAGCCCTTCAGCAACCGCGAACTCATCTCGCGCATCAAAGCCGTCTGCCGCCGCAGCAACGAGACGGAAACCGCCAGCGTCTGGCAGCACAACGACAGCGCGCAAACCATCAGCTACCACGGCACGACGCTGGATCTCACCCGCTACGAATACCGCCTGCTGCGCCACCTGCTCGCCCATCCCGGACAAACGTTTGACCGCGACCAATTGGTGAACACCCTCTGGGACCACCCCGACCACATCGACAACCGCACCGTGGACAGCCACATCAAAACCCTGCGGCAAAAACTGCGCGCGATTGCGCCCGACGCCGACCCCATCCGCACCCGCCGTGGTTACGGCTATCATCTGGAACTCTGACCATGCCCAACGATTCCCACCGCTTTTGCGTGGCGCCGCTGCTGGATTGGATTGATAGATAAATTATCTTACTGTTTTAAAATGTGAATAACCTGGATATGCTTTTTAATGGCGTAAATATGGCGTAGATTTTGGAAGATTCACACCTCGCCGACCTGATTAGGCGGGTGCCCAGAGTTCGGCGTTAGACCCTGATTTCCTGCCACTCCAAATCCGGGGCCTTGCCCTCGATGCGCAGGGTCACGGCGTCAAAATAGACGCTCTCGCCAATCTGCGTCTGTCCCGTGATAACCACCACGCCGCCGGATGGGGTCTCCCCTACCCACGTGTCCGCGCCCTTGCCGCCGACGATTTTGGCGACGGCACGGTGGCGCGGGTTGATGAGGTCGATGAGCTGCTGTCTGATGTTTGCCATGTCAGTCCCCCAGGTAGCGGTCAATGGTGACGGTCTGCGTAACCACCGGTGCGCCGCCGTCCAGCTCCACCGCGACGCTCACGCCCTTGATGACGCCCTGCCATGTTTGCCCCTGCTCCGCAAATGCCCATACCGCGCCGAGGCTTGCCAGCGGCAGCTGGTATTTTTCCGCCCACGGCAGTTGCACGGTTTCGATTTTGTGCGTGCCAGTCTCAGAGAGGGCATGGATGCCCGCGGCGCGCATGACGTCGGTGTCGGTGTAGGCGGCGTGGGTCAGGGTGGAGGCCTCCGGCTGTTGGTCGGTGCCCTCACGATAGACCAGCCCACCCTTGGCCTTGGCACCACCGATTTGCTCGGCCGCAGGCGTCAGGCGTACCGCGTTGCAGCGCTCGCTGATGCGGCGCTGGCCAGACACGGAGAGGATGAGGTTGGCAGGGATGGTGAGTGCCGGGGTGGGTTTCGCCCACGCGGGCTGCCGCCACACCGGGCGGACAAAGAGCTGCGCCTCGTAGGGATGGCTCTCAACAAAGCCCCCGGCCGCTCTGGCGAGGTCGGCAATGACCTCTATCGGTGTCTGTCCGGAGACGGTGTAGGTGTCGCCGGGGATGAGCCAATCGACCGCTTCCCACGCGGCGATGCGGTAGGGCAGCAGGTTGAGCTGCTCGTCGGCGATTTGTCGCGCGTAGCGGGCGGCGTCGTACTTGCTGTGTCTGCCCTTGGCGTAGTCGGCGCCCAGCTTGGCGGTGATGCTGCGCCCGGTGACCGTGTAGGTGTGGCCGATAAATTTGCGGGTGTCGCGGTAGTCCTCGGCGAGGATGTCCCAGCGCTGGCCGTTGATGCGCACGGTGATGACGGCCTCGTCGCCTGCGGCGCGTTGGTCAATCTTGAGTTTGGCAAAGCTGGCGGGCGAGAGGGTGATGTCGCCCTGCCAGCAGTAGGAGGCTGTGTCGGTGGTAAGTGTCAGGGCGAGCAGGTCGAGCGGCTCGCCATTGATGTCGGCGGTAATCTTGTTGTGCATGATGTATCCGGGGAGGATGGGCAGGTCGTTGGTGTTGCCGTCGTGCCAGCAGCGCAGCGGCAGGGCAAGGCGGGCAGAATCCCGCGCCACACGGCGCCGCGTGAATGGCAACGGCAGGCGGTGCGGTGGCGGGCGCAGGCGGCAGGGTGATTGGTCGGGCGGTGGCGGCGGCAGCGGGATGGGGTAATACTCGCAGGGCGGGCGCACCGCGCGTTGGTAGCGCACCGGTTGGCAGGCACGCAGCGGCAAGCCCCAGCCGTGTTGCCGCGTGCAGTTCACCAGCAGCGGTGCGATGCTGACACGTGGCGCGGCGCAGCCTCGCAAGGCGGGCGCGGCGGCGGTGATTGCCACGGTGCAGGTTTTGATGGCGACCGCGGCGGTGCTGCGTGGGGCGGCGCAGTTGGCGATGGCGGGGTTGCCGCCGATGCTGATGCGCTGGCAGTTGGTGATGCGGTAGCTGACGCTAATGCGCGTCGCCTGGCAGTTGCCGAGGCTCGGCACCGGGGTGATGGCATGGCGTTGGCACAGGCCGACGTCCACCACCGGGCGGATATTGGCGGGCAGGCAGTTGGACGTGGGCGCCGGTTGTCCCAGCGCGGGCAGGCAGGCGGTAATGTCGACCGTCGGCGCCACCCGCGCCCCGCTGCAACTGCTGATGCGCACCACTTTGGCCTGCGGTGGCGGTTTGGGTGGCGGCGGGGTGATGCCGCCTTGCCGGTCGAGCGCAAGCGGCAGGCGGGCGGTGTCGCGGCCGCTCGTATGTTCGCCGAGGGTGAGGGGGAGGCGGTCAGGTTTGAGCGTCGCCATGTGTGGTTATCCTTGCCGCTGCGCGGTGGGTCAAGACCCACCCTACAACTGCCATGCCGCCCACAGTTGCGCCTGCTCCGCCAGCGTCAGCGCGGTGGCGGGTTTGAGGTCGTCGTAGCAGATGGGCTCGTACTGCCTCTGTGGATGGCGTCCCATGATGAGGTAACGCCGCGCCGGGTTGAGGTAGGGGACGAGGTAGTGGCCGTTGGGCAGGGAGCGCGTCTGCTGTTGCAGCAACAGGGTCTCGGCGTCAAAGACGTAGATGTTGCCAATGCCTGCGCTACCGCCGACGGTGACGATGCCATCCTCGCTACCGGCCATGTAGCCGCGGTGATCGGGAACGTAATGTGGCTCCAGTCGCATCAATACCTCCAGTGGTCGGTGCGCACCGCGAGGCGGGCGAAGGATTTGTCGATGTCAGACCAGCCGTAGCTGTGCAGGATGATGTACGCTGCGCCCTCATCGTCAATCACGGTCAGGTTATCGGCGGCGCGGGTGTTGGTATGCACGCCGGGCACGGCGTAAATGCGGTCGCCGCGTTGCAGCAATACCGGCGCGAGGTACTGTCCCGCCGTCTCGCGTGGTGGCGCGAACAGGCTGAAGAAGGTCTGTCCTTTGGCTCCCGTGTCGTCGCGGTAGCTCTTGGCGGCAATGCTGGCTTTGTCGTCCTTGTAGTAGAACAGGCTGCTGTGCGAGCCGTCGTTGTATGTGCCACCGCTGTGGGCGAGCAACAGCGCGCGGCTGCCGTTGTCGGTGCTCGTCGTGTCGCCGTAGTAGAGCATCATGCCATTGCGGCCGGGGCTGTCGTAGCCGCCCTCCACCCATACGACCACGCCGCGCGCCGAGGCGACGACCACCCAGCGCCCACTCCATTGTTTGCTCTGCCCATGTTTGTAGGGGGTGGCAAGCTCCAATATGGCCTCGCCGTTGTCTATGTCGCTCATCTGCCGGTAGGCCGCGACGCGGCTCACCCCGGTCTGGTCGGCGACGCGCAGGTAGCTGTCCAGCTCGCCGCTTTTCGCGGGGGCAAAGACGCGCTTGCTGGCGGCGGCGTCCTCGTAGGGCATCGTCCAGCCCGCGCCGGGCTTGCTGCCGTAGCCGGTGACCAGGCAGGCTTTGAGGATGAGGGAGAGGTTGCTTTTGGTCAGCGCCGGGGCGTCATCGTCGGTTGAGCGATACAGCGTGACGGGCATTTCGAGGTTGTTGGCGTACATTCGGGTTCCTTGTTGGTTTTGATGTGCGTGCGACCTTTTTAACCGCACGGTTAATATGGTTCGCCGCGTGGTGATTTAGATTTCGACGGTGTTACCGCGCAGGCACATGGTGAAGCCGTCGGTCTCGGTCTGTTTGCTCGCCGAGGGCTGCACCGCGCGCAGCACCCAGACGCCGAGGTGGGTGCCGTAGGTGTTGAGGCGCACCGCGTTGCCGACCGCCCACGGCGATGCGCCGTTGTTGATGCCAAACGCGCCCTTTTTCAGGACAAAGTACGGCTTGCCGGTGGCAGCGTTAATCGGCGCGAGGTCTTGCAGCGCGTCAAAGCGGCCGACAAAGCCGAGCGCCTCGCTGTAGAGGTCAAACTGCGTGCCGTCGCGCCAGACGATGGCCCAGCGGTCGGTGGTCGCACCGTCATCGGTCAGGACGAGCGGGTAGTCTTTGAGGTTGAGTTTGGCGGTGATGGCGTCGCCTCTAGGGTCATCCGACCAGACGTTGTCAAAGAGTTTTTGCGACCACGGCGGGCTGTGGCGCACCTCCAAATCGCCGCCGATGAGCGCGCTGGAGACGTAGGTGTCTTCTTTGGGATAGTCACGGCCGACCGGAAATTGCAGTTGCAGCGTGCCGTCAATGTCGGCGACGATAACCCGGTTTTCCTCCTCGCGCGCGTGGTGCGCGGTAATCGGCATCTGATAGGCAGAGAGGTCGAGCGGTGTCGCCCAGGTCAGCGTCCCCGCGTCGAGGTCGTAGTCGTACCACTTGGCCTCGATGGCTCGATTTTTGGCGTCACGCAGGCAGAGGCTGTCAATGTGGTCGCGCGAGAGCCGCACCGTCTGCCCGGCGGTATGCGCGCTGCCGAGGTCATCGCTGAGGCGGTGGCCGATGACGATCATGTCGCCGCGCCTGTAGATGGGCACACGGCCGTCGGCGGGCAGGCGCACCGCGTCGATACCGATGGCCGAGGTGTCGAGTGGCAGGTAGGTGTAGGAGACGGCGTTATAGAGGATGGTGTCGGCATAGACCTGTGCCGGTTGCCAGATTTTGCCGTCCGGGCGCACCGCGTCTGGGTTGTACCAATACTTGCCCTCGTTGCCCGCGGCCACCACCCACTTGCCAAAGCGGACGCGCACCACCCCGGTCTCGTAGTCGATACTGCCCTCGACGTTGCCGCCGCTGATTTTGCCGCCGTTGTCGGCGCGCACGTTGAGCTGCCCGCCGCTGAGCGGGGTCGCGGTGATTTGCAGGGAGGCGGGGCGGATGGGCGAGGCCGGGATGCGCCACACCGCGGTATCAACCGGGTTGGCCGAGACAGTACCGGCGAGCGCCTGCAAGCTCACCGCCCCCGCCGGCGCCTGCTCGGCGGGGGCCATGCCCCCCCCGTCGGTGATGCTGCCCATACCGGTCCGCCCGCCGCC